TTTTGTATGTGTTCTCAAAATAATTATTTCTATCTTCAGAAAGAAGTTGAATTTGTTTTTTGAAATAATTCCAAATAGGATCTTGGACACTCACGTTTCCGTTTTCTTTTGGCATGAAAGGCAAACCTGCAAAATTTATCAAGTTACTCATGTCATCAAAAAGCTCTGGCTCGGTTGATCTTAATGTAGATAAACCACCATATAAAAATAATCTAATTAGCTCCCTATCGCCAAAAACAAAAATAGGATCATCATTCATAGGTTTAGTCTTAGGACGATCTGCTCCTTTACCATGGTAGCCAGGGTTCTTTTCTTGTGAAGCATACCCATAGGCATAACCAGCAAAAGTTCCACCCTCAAACTTTCTATTAAGAATATTTTTAGTTTCTTGGTCACTTACAAAAAAACCATCATAGTTAATTGTTTGATTTGTGGAAACCTTATTTAAAGAGTGAACTATTTCCCGTAAAGGGTCCTGCCATTTAAACGCTGTATCGGACTCAACTTCTGCATACTTAGGCCCTAGCTTTATGCTTAAAATTTCTTTTGCTTCTATGAAACCAGTTTGTCCTTGGACGGGATCGGTATACTGGTTAGTGTTTTGATGAAAATCTCTTTTGAAAGGATCGTTTATTTTTATAAAATCACCATAACCGCCTCCCTCTGGCTTATCTACTTTCATTAAAACAGGAGCGCCTTCATCGCTGTCACCCTCTGCGGCTGTGCTCTTTAAACCAATAGTACTAAATAGTTTACCAAACACAGTATTTATGAACTTTCTTTTAGTTCTTGAGGCTGTAATACTATTCGAGTCCCTAAAAGCAAATTGCAACTTTTCTTGTGCCGATGCTTGCTGGTCAGTCGATGGATCAGGTGCAACTACATTAAGTAAACCCCCTATATCATTTCTTAACAAAAACTCTGATATTTGTGATACATAGGTAATTTTTTCTTCCCCTGTTTTTCCCGATAAGGTTGAATTTCCAGAAATAATATCAATTCCCAATATAGGCGTACTCTCTAAAACACACCTCTCTAATAATCCAGCCAACATATCATCTAAAAAAGGTAGGAGTATTATATGATTTTTTATTCCTAGTTTAAATAAATAATTAGATAAAAGTTTAACGATGATATCATGTATAGTGTAAGACTTAGTATCAAATATTCTTGAATCTAAACCAGGGTCTAAGTAGGTTCCAGCGGGAAAATTTTCTCCTGCTTCTCCTTCTTCTCTATTGGTATCTCTTTTAGTTCCAAAAACCAAAAAAGGTATGGATCCATCAGAAAATAAGGAACTCTTGGATTCTAGTGTGTCTATTTGAACAGATAATTGATCGCTAATGTAATCAACAACAAACTCATATTGAACGGTTTCATGCCTTCCATCATTTTTATGTTTAACATCACCTAGAAAAGTTTCGAAGGGTCCTGCCCAATCTTTTAGATCATTTCCTATGCCATACATAATATAAACCTTTGGCATTGTTCTTTTACTTATCTCAGCCTGTATACTTTCTGTCAAGGCTGCTTTTTTCTGCTCTGCTGCGTCAATTAATCGGTCAGTGTGATCTATTTCATTTTCCAGTACCAGATATCTTGGATTGTCTACAAAATTCGTAACATAACCACCACCAAGTTTGTTGATTTGCACCATTTTTAACGGATCAGTCTTGTCTAATTGTTCAGTCCTAACATCTTTATATGTATTACTCTCTTTAATCTCTTGATTTACTTCTTTTAAACTAGTAAAGTATTCACGAAGTGAACGCTCCTCGTTCTCTGCTGAGTCTACAATTGTTTTCAAGCTTTTTTGATTAAACGCAAAAAACAACTCATTCAAGAAGTTTAATCCTGGATCAAACATATTTATGTTTACTGTAGATCCTGATTTATCTTGAGGGTTAAAGTTGTGTACAAGTTCTATAAAATTAGAGTCCGCGCTGTTAAAAATGGTGCTAAATCTAGAACTCTTTACTTCGTCAAGCAAAAACTTGCTTGAAGTACTTCTATTCTTTAGGTTGTCTACAACAAAAGGATCAACAGAAAGGATAATCTGATAGCTACCTATTTTACTAGATCTGTAATTATTAACTGGGTATCTATAGTTCATAGCTCTGGTATAAATATATCGTCGCCAGGATTTAACTGCTCAAACGGATCAGTTAGACCGTTGTAAGCCATGACATACCACCAATATCCTGGCGTGTCATAGAACACATCCGATACTAAATCAGGTCTATGTTCTACAAAGGATGGAACTTTTCCTTTTTTACTAGCACTAAGAGGCATTCTCTGTAAAAAAGTATCATATGAACTTCCTACAGAGGTTGTTACATACTTATCTTTGTGTTTTAACACAGAAACTCCGTAAGTGTATCTGCTTAAACTTGGTTTATCTTTTTGTGTCATACCGAGGTCCTTGGTAAATCTCTTCTACCTACTACTTGTTCCCAACCAGCAATGCTATCAGGAACAAAGTCTTTGCCTTGTTCAAATCCTAAATCTGTATTAGATTGTACTTCGTGTAAAGTTAAGGCCACCTCAAGTCTTCTGGGTAAAAGAGTAACTGTGTCGTAACCATATCTATCATCTACTGATATATTATACCTACTAGCTACGGTTGCAATGTCTCTATATAACGATCCATGAGTAAATCGTATTGTAGGTGGACCAACTGAAGGGTTTGGAGAATAAGTTAACGTGCTACTTCTAATCAAATTAGCCCAGTACAAGATAAGATCCATGGCTTGGGCAGTAGTAGAATCTAAAGCGACACCAAGCGATGCATAGTTTTCTTCTAAAAAAGATAATTCTGAACTTTCGTCAGGAGCAATCCTATTAATATATTTGAATGCATTTTTAAAATAACCATTATCAAAATTTTCAGCGTCTCCCGAATCTATGAAAAACGCATTTTTTTGCTCCTCCTTAGATAAGTCTGAGGGCGTGGGCTGTGCATCCGTTAAACCTCTAGAAAGCTCCAGTATGTGAGGTAAAGTAATGAAAAAGCTAATATTAAATGTCCTTGATTTCGCTCCAGTATAACCAAAGACATTCCCTGATCTGCCAATTACATCATACTTAATTAGGTTTGCAGTTTGCTCCTCTTTGATTGTTGGGTTTTCAAAGAATGGGCACGTTCTAGAGAATGCAGGTTTGTTTCCAGTAGGGTGTGGAAATTTAAATACTAACTTAGCATCTTGTTCTAATTTCTGATCTATTCTAACGTCTAAAGCCATAATTTATTATCTCACTGTTAGGGGTTCTGGAATTAATCCTTGTCCAACTAAAGTCTCAAGCAATTCAGCTTGTGTAGCAAAGCCTTGTGTGATCGCTCTAGTGGAAACTGCTTCTGACATGGCAACCCTAAAGATATTATCTTGCAATGCTCTTGTGGCAAGTCTTTCAAATCTTGATGACCCAAAAGTGTCTCGCTCTTTCTTTTTCTCTATGTCTACTAAAGCAGCGGTATTATCTGCTGTAGCATTAGCCGCCTTTTCTGCTGACTCATTAGAACGCTGAATAAGTTTAAATATACCGTAACTTAGTGCAGCAAAAGCAGCTACGACACCTATCTTAAGTGCAATGGGAACCGCAACTGCGGTTCCTGCCGCTTTAGCTGCAATCCCAGCAGCAGTTTTACCAGCCAATCCTGCTCCTATGGCTTGCCCTAGTCTACCCATACCTAATGCGCCTCCAAAAGCGCCAGCAACGGCACCACCAGTTGCAAGGCTGTCGGGAATATTATTAGAAATTCTTGCTATGAACTCTCCTACTTCAATGGTTGCATCTCCAATAGCTCTTGCAAAAGGCTCCAAAGCAGTTGTAAAGGCTATTCCTGCATCTCTAAACAGTTTATCAACTTCTGTTATTCGGTTTGCAGTGCCCATAAGTGCATCATCCAATTGAATAGCCATGACACCTAAGTCACCAACAATATTCTTAATTGCTCTTTGAGTTAAAGGACCTTCTTTTTCAAAGGTTTTAGCAAAAGATTTTGCTCTATTTGCAGTATCACTAATAATCTTTCTAAGATCATTGCCGCTACCAACCATACCAGAGGTTAATTGACCTAGATTATCAATGCCACCTAAGATACCTAGCTGAGATATATCAGCAGTAACAAACGCATCTGTGAACCTACCTAAGTCTTTTGTTAGTAAAGGGAATTGCGCTCCTAGTTGACTGATCGCTGTCCCCACCTCATCAACAGTGCCACCTAAAGATAGAACTCCTAATGATCGGTTCAACTCCCCAAAACCTTCTAGAAGTTTCTCTGTGGAAACGCCGTAAGCAACACTTAAAGTGGTTAGATTTTTATTAAACCCATCAATCTGAGCCTGATTTAACCTACCTTGGATTAATAAAGATTTATTTGTTGCTACTAAAGCTCCAACATTTTGACCAGTAACCTTCATCCTACCAGCCAAGAAGGTAGTAGATTTGCCTACGTCTAAGAAACCTTCGCGCTGGAAAGAGAATAATATTCCTAGTTTATCCTCAAAGGATCCAGGCATATCTTCTAATTGTTGTGCGGATCTATTTAATGCTTGGGGAAGAGTCTGGTTTAACTGTAGGAACAGCTTATTGTTTTTGTTAGCCGTGTCAAACGCACCCTTAGAGAAACGTATCAGAGAGTTAACACCCTTTAGAAGAGGGATACCTATGGTTTTACCTAAAACATTTTGCTGAATGCCAAACATCGAAGAAAAACCTTTCTCAATTGCTTGGGTCATTGCCAACGGCAAATCATACAATTCTGCTAGTGTTCTTTCGTAAGGAGTTTGATTTGGGTTTACCATTAGATTGTTACCTCATACATGTTTTTCATTCCTGTTTCAAGTCTAAAAGTTCTAAATTCATTTGTGGGAAATAAAGCCTGTAATCCCTGCTGGCTAACACCTGACCTTTCTTCTAGAGTATTGTTTGTAGTCTTAGTTAGATTAGAAAAAGTCTTGTTTGTATTGCTCATCTCGTTTTCTTTTAGAACAGTAGCCACAACTGCCAAAGTATTTAGGTTAGTACTCGAAGTAACCAAAAAACAAGACATAAGAGTGTTCTTTGTATTTCTATTGTAGTAAACCCCATTTCCTCGTTTGGTTCCCACAATCATTGCTAGGTAAGTTTTACTTATACCATCCAAACGGTTGTAACTAAAAGCTACAAACTTACCAGAGACTAGCTTTGAATAGCTCTTTTGTATATCCTGAGTAAACTGTTTCAGTAAAGTCTCTTCTCTTTTTTCAATACTTAATTCCATCTTAGCGGCTCTCAGGGAGAAATTCTGCCACATTTTTGAATCTGCTCTATAGTTATAATATAACTCAACTAACCGCGCAATCGTTGATCGAACGTCAAAAATTTTTCTATTTTTTTGTTGAAAAATGCTGAACATGAGGGTCTAATTAGATATATTAAGGATTAATTAAAATGGATAGTAATGCAGACATAGAGTTTATAGATTTTATTGATTTAATCAATACTACATTAAGTAATGAATTTGTAGAAAAATGGAGACATAGGTTTAGTGAAAGATTCATTAAGCACTTTCAAATAAAAATATTAAACTCACTAAACAAGAAAAAAGTTATTAAACTAGATACTTTATATAATTATTTAACAAAGAAATGTAAGTATTCTGATGAGCAGGTAGATAACTTTTTTAGAGCCATCGACATAAGTATTTACCACCCTTTGATCCAAGGGACTCAAAAATATCTAGACTAATCTTTCTTTTTTGCTTCTTCTAGTCTATGCTCAATTAAGCAAGTTTCTGTAAATTCAGGGCAAAGAGACTTGTAAGAGCACCAGTTACAGTATTGATTCCTTATAGGAAGAAGATCTACTTTCTTACTCTTCCTGATCTTCCAAACATCATCAACAACCGCTCTAATATGTGCGTGTATCTGATTGGTAGTATACTGGACGGTAACCAATGTGTCACTAATAGGGTAGTAATGAGCAGCCGTGATCTTATTTAAAGGCACGTTGTACAGCTTATGCACCGCATAAACGTAACCTTTTAGTTGTGGATCCTGGTACAGTTCAACTTTACTCTTCTCTCGTTTTGATGTCTTGTAATCAATTACTAGGTATCCACCTTCCTTACCTTTCACCACCCTATCAATGTAACCATTGATGTTGATGCCCTCTGTAACCTCCAGATCAAAATGCTGCTCTGTTATTCCCTTCTCAGGCAAAGAAGCATTAAATCTTAGGAAGTTTTCAAGGCAGGGCTCGATCTTTTTATTGTACGCTTTAGCAAAAGAATATGTGCCTTTGGCCTCCTCCGCTAATTTCCGCAACTGGGAAATCTCAGTCGAATCAACACCGTCCTCAAATATTTTATGAATATATGAGCCAAAATGCAAAGCATCGGTGTTTGATATGTCGTAGTCATCAATGCGGTCTACATACCGATAACGGTACTTGAGTTTGCATTGCTTGAATGTGTCTCGTTTTGAATTACTTATTGTATTTATAAAAACCATGTTTAGTCCTCAGTTTATTAAAGACTATGTAGTCGAAAAGTTGAAGTGCGATTATCGTATATCTTCAAGTGATAGGGAATTAATCCTCCCCTCTGTATTTATAGAGCATGACTACAAAAGGCACATGAGTATTAACCTAGAGACTGGCTTGTGGCAGTGCTTTAAAACTGGCTCCAGAGGTAACTTTATAAAGCTATACTCAATCCTAGAGGAAATTCCGTACAAGGCAGCGGAATCTAAGCTCCTGTTTCAAGGTGTTGAGACTGGAATGTGGGACTTGTGGGAGACAACTGTAAAAAAAGATGAGGTCTCTATTAGCGACTATGAGCTAAACACCACAGGATTTGAGCCTGTGAATGTTGATAGCCATGATTCAACTAACCCCCTTGTGGTCAAAGCGTGGAAGTTTTTGATGGACCGAGGTTTGTTTGATCTAAAGGAATTCGTTGATGAGCCTTACTACTTGGCCACTGAAGGCAAATACCGAGGTAGATTGATAATCCCATTCAAAGATTATGATGACAATATCTTCTTTTTCCAAGCCAGAAGCCTCTCGCACAACGTAACACCCAAGTACTTAAATCCTAGCGTCGAAGAAGGCGTAAAATCCAGCAATATTCTTTACCCCTTCGACTTTGAGCGTGAACACCTATGTATTTGCGAAGGTCCCGCTGATGCCATCTCACTGAATTTAAATGGCTTAAATGCTACATGCACAGTGGGCAGCACAATCTCCGATGTTCAGATGCAAACCATAAGAGAGTTTGAGGGTAGAATCATCTTAGCATATGATAATGATGAAGCAGGTATAAGAGGCATCGAGAAGTTTGAGAACCTAAGAAAAAAATACTTACTACCTACGTTTTCAGTATGCAATCCTCCCTTTAAGTATAAGGATTGGAACGAAGCTCACGCAGAAGGTGAGGACCTATATGAATGGTTTACTGAAAAAACTTATGAGTATAACTTTGAGAACAGAAGCTTAAAGCTTATTTAACAACAAAGTACATCAACGGACTTACTATTTTCTCTGCAAGAACAGTGTATGTTACTTGCAATGCATAAGTCCCTCGTCTCGTACCTAACTCATCTGAGTCCAAAGTTACCCCATCGCCTGATACTAAAGCTGTGTCGGTATCAAGCGTGTAGATTATTGTATCATCTGATGTGATATCCACATTAGTTGAACTTACAGCGGTTACCCGTGAAGGCAAGCTGGAGTCTTCGTTTAACTTTTTGATTACTACAGTCGCACTAGTAACAACAGAGTCTTTAAACAAGTTCTTTACGGACTCATCAATTCGATCATTTTCAACAGTAACTTCAGTTCCAATTTTAAGATCAGTTTTTGATCCCAAGATAACCTGTCTATTGAATAGTTTATTCTTAGTTCTTAGAAGTAAGGGCTCTGTTATTGATAAGAAGGAATCATCAAAAAGCTCAAAGTAATTGATGAATGTCTTAAACTCACTAGCTTCTACTAGTTTAACAGTCCAAATATCAATATACTCTCTAGCCGCAGTCGCTGTATTCTGCATAACTGTGCCGTTTTGATCCACGCCTGACAAGGATCCAGCCAAAATGCCATCCAAGACACACGCAAACTCCCCTTTTGCTAGTTTGTAAACTCCACTTAACGCAGAACAGGACTGAACCGTACCTGCTGGATTAGGAACAATGGTGGTTGCACCTGCGACCCCATTGTAATTGCTTGCATCAAACGCAGTGTCAGAACCAAGGATACCTGTACCGCTAGGTCCAAAAACCATCGCAGCAGACGATGTAGATCCAGAGGCAACAGTACCAGAAGAGTTTAGTACAGAGCTAGGGGAAAGGTTTTGAGACCTTTGAAATACATGAACCGAACTAATTTGATATGGGTCGGTATATTCTCCATCATTGATGAAAAATGTTCTAATCATCACCCTGGATGTGGCTCCAGGACGATTATGTCTGTCAACTACCTCAGTTGTGTTTATTAATGGCATTATTCTGTCGCTCCAAATCTTGCGCTAATATGTCTAAAAACATCGTTCTTTCCGTTCTAGTTAATGTTTTTACGTCAGAATAGGAAAAACCTATCTGTTTTACAAGTATATAGGCTTCTTGTATGAGGTCTTTTAAATCTAAAGACCTCTTTAATTCACGGAGAAAAAATTTTCGTCTATTGGCAGTGAGATTACGTTAGTATGGTCGCAAGAATCACAAGAAAATTTCACTGTTGATTGCACTCCATATTGCTCTAGACTAAATGATTTAACAATAGTATGAATATCTAATAAAGGTAGTTTTTTAACGACTTTGGACAGAACAGTTTTGGAGTCATTCCCATCTATTGATTTAATGAATCTCCATAAATGCTGGTCAATATCATTAGTTAAGTAATGTTCCTCTGCGCTTATGGGCGTAGAGATAATTGCTGTTTTTTTGATGCCGCTTAGATCTACGGGTATTTGAAATACGTCGAGATCTTCAGGGATATACTTAACTTTTAGTTGATCTAGTTGGACATTTAGGTTATTTGCAAAACCACATTGCTTACATGCAGCACCAACAGAGTAATCCTTACCGTAGGACAACTCGCGTATTTTTAATAAAAGAAATAACTTATCAATAAGAATAAGGTTTCCTGGGTCAATACCCTCAACACATTTACCTAATAAGTATTGTGCTGGGTTATAATCCCTATCGCTAGATGCAACAGCCATGTGTTTTTCATCTTCAAATAAAATTGGTCTGATTCTTACCGAAGTTTCCTTTCCAAAATAAGGAATACCTCTAGAAGGAAGCAAAACATCAATCTCTGTTTCAACAGGGAGATGTTCTAATATTGACGCAACTTGATCATCATCGGAATTTACTGGTGCTTGTGGAATTTCATTACTCATAGAATATGCCTCTAATCTATAATAGTATGTATGGAACTCCACATAAACACGATAAATTGTAGACTACTTACCGACAATCCTAAGCTTTTAAGTGCGTTAGAAGATTTATACTCATTTAAAGTTCCTGGAGCAGAGTACTCCCGACAGTATAGAAGCAGAGTTTGGGACGGTAAAAAAAAGTTTTTTTCAAAAAAAGGTAAGTTTAAGACAGGTTTATTAGATAAAGTTCTTGCCGATCTCAAGAAAGTTGATGCTAATCCAAAGATAATAGATACAAGACAATACGATACCGCCATACAAGACCATTCCTTTGATAATATTAATTATTATGATTATCAAGAACGAACAATAACAGAAATGCTAAAAACCAGGCGAGGTGTTATAAAGGCACCTACTGCTGCTGGTAAAACTTTGATTATGGCGGGTTTAGTGAAAGCTTTACATGGCCGTAAAATGATGCTTTTATTTAATGCAAAGCAACTGCTAACACAAACGTATGAGTTCCTTAAGTCCTTAGGAGTTAAAGGTTTAGGGTTATGTTTCAGTGAGGGCTATATAGATGGAGATATCATGCTTTGCACGGTTCAAAGTATAGAAAAAGTTTTAGATACTCATCTCGATTGTGAAGTCTTAATGGTGGATGAGTGTCACGAATTTAGCAACGGTAAAACCACAGTAGCTGCAATACAGTCTTTTCCAGAGGCTAATTACAGATACGGATTTACAGCAACTCCCCCTAATCAAAAGATAAGCAAATATAACCTAGAAGGTGGGCTAGGTCCAGTATACTCTGTGGCTACAACAGAGGAGTTAGTAGATAAAGGAAAATTAACGAAACCCGTAATTCAAATAATAGACAGACCGTATAAAGCAAACTACGAAGATGAGCATCTAAGTTATTTAGAAATATACGACAGGTACATCGTTGAAAATGAAGAGAGAAACAATATTATAAAGGAGATTGTAGATGACATCAAAAATAAAAACAAAGCAGCCCGTATCCTTATTCTTACCAAATCACTTGACCATGGAAGAACCTTGGAAGACTTACTTGGAGGCAATTGTGAATTCCTCCAAGGGTGCGATTCAATCGGAGAGAGGTATGAAGCTATATCTAGATTCAGAGGATGTGGAGATTCTAGCATCCTCATTGGTACTAAAATCCTCCAAACAGGGGTTAACATTGAAGAAATAACGCATTTTATCAATGCAAGAGGAATGAAATCTGAAATAGCTACTCTACAGGCCCTCGGAAGGGCTCTACGAAAACATGAGACAAAAGACAAGGTTTATGTGTATGATTTCTTTGACCAAGAGAAGTACTTAAAAGATCACTCCCAAGAAAGAAAAAAACATTACGAAGCAGAAGGACATGAGGTAAAACTAATATGAAAACACCAAAAGATATAAACAGAATGTTATCTAAGCTAAACGGCTTAGATAATCAAAAGATAAAAGAGATTTCACAATCTTTTGAGGATTTTAGCAAGAGATCTGAAATATCTGTAGCAGGGTTAAAAACGCTGTATAACATACAAACAAGTATACAGACACTCACTGAGCAATACACTGACAGATTACTACACCTAATGAGACAAGATCATATGGTTGATTAATTATCAATTGTAGGAATTTCAATATTAGGGTTCTCTAGCTTGAGCTTTAAGCCCCAATTTTCCATGTCTCGCTTAGTCCATTGCTCTTCTAAGCTAGACTCTAGTAACTCAAGCTTATTATGAATTAAACTAAGTTGGCTACTAATCCAAACCACTCCTCCACACAACATAATTACCATACCTAAGGGCATTAAAGTTTCTTTTGTTATCGTAGTCTTTTTATCTTGTGTTGTCATTATTTAAGCCTTTTAACGGTTACGGTTGTTCCTATTTGTGCTGCTGTAGTTTGTGCTGATGTTGCTTCATAAGTAATATCCACAGTATCATCAACAGCAGCAGTGAATATTGCGGAAATGGTTCTTTCAACAGGATCAACGGTGGTGTGAGCCCTAGGTGTGGCAGTATTTACTGGGCTGCCTTCTTTATTAATATGCATTTCAACTAATGTAGATCCACCTTCAAAAACTACTCTTCCTACGCATTCATAAGTACCTGCTTTTTTTACAATAAATTGTTTAGCAGAATCATCCCAAGAAATATCATTTGTATCTGAAACAACTTGAGTAGGGGTATTTGAATACCCAACCTTTTGTTCGTCAGAGGAAGCCGCATCATCTGCGGTTAATTGAATATAAGCAAATGGCGCAGGGTAAGGCATACCATTAACAGTTGCCGCAGACAGGTTAACTCCCGATAAAGTTGGACCAAAATCTCCTAAAGAAGAGCTTCCTGTGCCACCATTAGTTACACCTACAACATCAGACGCAGTATACTCCGCTAAAGCTGAAGGGGAATTGTTACTGTCATAATCAAACTTAAGAGGTATTTTTTCTCCAACGGTCATTTACCCCCTCCCTCCTTCGAGAGGAAGAGCATCAGCAAAGTTGATATTTCCTGCATTAGTAAACTCTTGGTTTGTATAATTAACAAGCATTTCAGCCTCAATCCAAGTATTCATTACAGTGTTGTTAATTTTATAAACAATTGCCTCTACTGTTGTTGCTCCAATTCCATCAATCCCTGCGGTGCTGACATTACCATCTAACTTATCTTGATCATCTTCAAAAAGTGTTATGATATAACGTGTCCCAGCCTGTCGATAAACACCGATGTTTAAGAAGTTTCCTTTGCGACCACCATAAGGACCTTTTGCTTTAGCTCTAACAACAAATGACCACCTTCCTTTACCAAAAGCTCGATAAGCTTGAACTTTTCTTTTACTTATGGTTGTTTGGTCTGTAGATCCTCTCCCTGAAGTTAGACCGTTTATTGCTGGTCTAACTGTACGCCCTAAGGAAACTATGTTCATGTTACATCTCTAGTGCTATTGTCTAGCACAACATTACCTTGTTTTACAACACCATAGTTGACTGCAAAAACGCCACTAGCAGCAGTTTCTGTATTATTTTGAATAGTAATTCTGTCTATACCTCTTGGTAGAGTTAAAGTTACCGTTGTTCCAGCAGAACCTACGATTCCTGGAGAACCAGAAACATCACCAAAGACTTGAGAGGTATCAAAACCTGACCTTGGACCACCAGGCAACTTAATGGGATTACCACCTAAGGTTGCTCCAACTGTTGCACTTGGGTTTGCATAAAGATTAGATGTCCCAGAAAGTCCAGGTTGAACTCGGAACCAACCGCTTTGACCACTTAAATCTGTAACAGTAACATAAGGAACATCAGCAATAGCAGGACTTGCAGTTAAATTCACACCCAAAGAGTAACTATTTATGCCGTCATCATGGTTATCAATCAAACCAAACGCTGTGTCTACTCCCGTATAGGCTCCACCATTTTTAACAGTTGCATTGACAACTCGTCCACCTTGAACTCTAACAACAACTGAACCAGAGGTAATCGTTCCTCCAGCATTGCCACTAACAAAGAAAGTTTGATTACCTTCTGCTAGTCCACTAGCACCTGCTGTTTGTTTGTTATGTTGCTCATCAAAAACTTCAACATTTGTTATTTCAACAGCGGTATTAGCTAAATGAACTCCTCCAGTGGTGCCACTAGCAATACCGACTACTTTACATACTGGAATTAAGGTGTCTCTGTTACTCATTCTTCAGTCTCCTCCTGAGAATCAACTTCCTCTTCTTCGGTTTCGGTTTCCTCTTCTTCTTCCTCTTCTTGAGAGTCTTTCATGATGTCCTCAAAATCAATTGAGTTAAGAATGTCTTCGAAGTCCTTGAAGGAGGACATGATTTCATCTGAGGTAGGAGCTTGTTTTTCTTCTACTTCTTGCTCCTCTAACTCTTCAGGAGCTTCTTCAACCTCAGTTTCCTCAGCCTCTTCTTCTTGAACCTTCTTTTTCTTTCGTTTTTTGGCTTCAGCCGCTGCTTCTTCAGTGCCACCTTTGATTCCCATCTCAGGATAACCTTTCTTAGCGCCTTCGTCTACCGACTCTTCAGATTCTTCCTCTGAGTCCTCTTCAGACATTGTTTTGCCTTTCTTTTTGTCTTGAACGGCTTTTTTCATAGGTTCGTTCTTATCGCCATCACCATCTATATCAATGTAATCAGGCTTTGCTTTTTTAGATTTCTTTTTGTTTTCTACTAAAATTGCTTCAATCAGTTCTTCCATTGATTCCATTTCGGAGAAGGTCTCTTTAATTGAGATATTTTCAACTAAAGGCTCATCAACGATGTAGTCTTGATAACCTGATTTTTCAAACAATAATTCGATGAAGTGGTTAACATCAATAGATTCCACACCATTTTTGGCCTTTAGCATTGCCGCAGCTTCGACTAAGACTTCTTTTTGAACAGAAGCTTTAGGGCTTAACTTTGCTAAAGCCTCAAAAATTAAAACTTGCGTGTTAAGCAAGCTTTTAAAGGTGGGAATATCTTTTAGATTTTGAACGCTGATTCCATACTTTTCATTTAGCATTGAAACAAACAAGTTCTTTAAAGGCTTCTTATACTCAAACAAGGCACTACTAAATGCCTTGATGTCCTTCATATTAACCTTAATCGACTCGTTTAACTCAAGATTGCTGGTCAGCGTCTCTGTGATTTGTCTCTTTGTAGCTAAAGCTAAGTAAGGGACTTCACAAACAGCCTCAACTAAAGCTTTAACGACAACCTCTTCATTGCCTTCATACACTAAGGTGGCAAGATTAGAGATCTTCTCGTTGTTCAACCAAACCAAGTTAAAGCTGTTTTTTGATTCAACTAACTCTTTTCTAATCAATTCCTGCTTGCAAATCATTTCATAGATAGTATGATTTACATTTTCTGGAATTGTGTAAGTAGTTTCGTTTAAAGAATCATATGAAATCTTAGGTAAAGCAAAAGCCTTTGAAACTGACGATGATAGCTTGACCATGTTGTTAATTTCAGGAATGTTTACTAAGTTTTCGTTTTCTTTTAAGAAGTTTACGAGTTGAGGAGCAATCTCTACTACCTTCTGGAACTCTTCACTATCTATGATTCTATTTGACCCATTGAATTTTTGGGATTTCTCGTAGAGTTTTTTCTTCACGGAGGAGAACTTAACTCTACTCTCCCATAATTGAAGAACTTTGTTAAAGCTAGTATCTGCTTCAACAAAATCTTCCTCAAAAATATTTTGTACAAAGTTTGAGATTTTGTAGTCTACAAATTCATCAAACCTCTGATCGTCCTCAAAAAGCTCTCCGTCCTCAATCTGAATATTCTTAAGTTCAACATCTTTTTCAAAGTTGTATGAACCTGCGATAATTTTACCGCTTTCAGTGACGAAGGTAGCTTTATTTTCTGTGTCATCAATAGAAAATACTTCAACATTTTCTCTCAACGACCTTCCGAGATAATCCGATAACTTGACGATATTAGTTATCTTTCTGTCTCTATTCTCAAAGATATGGTCAAACATAATTAAAATTGCTCCTTAGTGCTTAAATCTATATACTAAAATAGCTTAAGGCTTTTTTTTAGTTTCTGGTATTTTTTCTAAAATTCTTTTCCAGACTTTCTGCTCTGCTGGCCTATACCCGTTTTCTTCTACAAGTTTTGACCTTAACCCCTCTATTTCAGAAAAAGCTTCTCTTGCTTGTTGAGTAGGAACTGCTTCCTGCCCTCCAGGCGTATTTCCTTGAGGTAGCTCTCCCGCTCCTGGGGATATTTGATTCAGTTCCTGCTGCTGATATGCAGCATCTTCTGCCTCTTGTTTTAGTTTTTGCTTCAGTAAAGCAATCTCTCCGTCACTCATCTCATAATACTCTCTGTAGATATGATCTTTAGGGAATAGTTGAGTTTGAGTAACGCCCTGAATTATTCTTAATCTCATTTCATCAATTTCCAGCTTCCTCTTGGTAAATCTATCAGAAGGATCAGGTAATTGTATTCTAAGCGAGTTTATTAAAGAAGTAGGGTACTTTTTAAGAGCTAAATGTCTTTTTGCCATTATCTCTAAACCTACTTCTATCTCATGTTGAACTCTTGCCACTGCACGGGAAAACTTAACATCTAGTTCGGATAGATTAGCTTTCTTTTCTGCTTGTTGCCCTTTGTCCTGACTAATAAAGTCTTTTGGAACTTTAAGAGCAGCAAGTAGTTTATCTCTAAAGTAAGAAACATCTGTTACCTCACCAAGGTTCTGGGCTCCAGGAAGTGTTTCAATACGAGTATTTTGATTTCCTTTAATAGGAACAAAGTAATCTTCATCCGCAGCTAGAGGGTTATAACGAGCATCAACTCCTTTATTCCTGAAGTATTTTTCTTTCTTAAACTTCTCTTTAACTCGTTCCATGAAAAGCTCTGCTTTGCTAGAAGGCAGGTTGCCAACATCAACGTAAAAGATCCTTCTTTCTGGTGCTCGCGCAAGCCTGTAAATAAGCATCGCGTCTTCCATGAGCTTTAGAGACCTAAAGGTGTGTACTCCATAAGCAGCAACTGATTTACCATAAGGATAAAACTTAGGATCTGAGGTAAACAGTCTAAAGTGTATAATTTGGTTTTTATCTAGCTCAATATACTGACTATCTTTGTTTCCAGTCTGTAGAGGTGCTTGGTAACTAGCATCAATCGTAGTGTTATCTGGAATTTGCTGCAAAAAGGTTTTTAGATAACCATAATTATCTTCTACTCTAATTAGATAATTGGGGTTTAGTATCTTTACTCTTTGCACCCCTGCTGTGGGGTTATTAACATCTGCAATAATCTCAAGAAAGCAGTCTCCAAACTTAACAGCATTTCGAACAATATCGTAATAATACCTGTCTAGTTGTACATTCTGAAAAAGATCTTCAATTTCTTGAACTACTTCAGGGCTTTCTGATCGAACTGACCACCTTCTGTGCTGTGTATCCTTTTGAGTGGAGTCATCAGCGTACATATCAAAAGCACTACCAACCTCAGGGTACTCATCCATGGATTCGTAGTCTTTATATCGCTCTTTTCTTGATCTTTCGATCTCTGAATAGACGGGAGTGGTCCTGTTAATAGTAAATGCCGCTGCACCTGTATTATCGGCAGGATCAGAGCTTTTTAGCTTAGTATCACCTGTTAGGTTTGGACCCTCTACGTCAGAAACGGCCTGAATTACTGCGTCTTGGGCTTTTGTTGCAAAAAACCTAGCGAAAAACCTACCTAAAGCCCCTCTAGGATAAAAATAAGGTCCCTTGGTTGCATAATTTGCCCAAGTTGATTGTCCACCATCTTCAACAATTTGGTTTTCTACTTCATCAGCCATTCAATATCCTCTATTACTTGCTTACCTTTTGATATTAAAGGTATTTTTGTGCTCTTAGGGTAAAGTTTTGTTTCCTTAAAAGCATTCTCTTTTGTAAATTCGATGAAAGAATTGTCTCTAGTGCTCTTCATGATATGGTTTGCAAGACTTAAACTCATAATTAGGTCATCGTGTTTACCATTATCAGCAGTTATCTTTCCTGAATTTGTTATTACAAAGGTATTTAGCTCATTTAAAGTGCGTTCAGAATTAATTTTTAGAACATTAGTCCTAATACTTTCTTCTAACTCGGATAAAATTGTCTCTCGGTTCTTCATAGTAACCTGAAAGCCAGTTAAACCCCTTTCATCGTGCCATAAATTTTCGTACTCTAACTTATTATAGAGTAAATCAAGGACATGATTTCCAACAGTATTTCTTTCTACGATTAAATTAGCTGTATTATAATAAATACCCTCCTTATTGAGGATGGATGCAAACTCATCAATAGGTGTTTTGTTGCTATAAAACTCCGCAACAACCTCTCCATTGTACATATTTATTATTTGTGCTGCGGAGTAATCTCTACCTCTACCTAAAGCAGTGTCTACTCCGATAATATAATCATAAAAAGGCTCAGGATCCTTCCAAACGCGCATTCTATTGTTATACTTGGTATAGTATCCCGAATTTACACTCTCAGCTAGGTGGGAAAGAAGTGATCCGTCAATAAAAGTATCTCCTGTGCCTAAAAACTCACACTCATACTCCTGTAGCCATTGTTTTCTAGGCATGTTGGATTTTGTGACCGCTACCCAATCATCAACATTCATAGGAGGAGTTCTTTTCTCCATTTGCTCGTATAGTTTTTCAAACCCTTTAACTCTGTAGTACTCTGGATGCTCTTTCCAAGTAATATCAATTGCATTAAAAGAGTTAGCTTTTTCTATGGCCCTATAGTAAGTCTCATAAAACCAGTTACCAACACCATTTACGGTTGATAAGATAAAGGCTCGACCACCTGTAGAGATAATTGGGTAAACGGCTGCCCAGATGGTATCAATAGACTCAACAAAGGCTGCTTCGTCAATAATCAAGAAAGAACCAGCTAGAGATCTACCTGATTGCTTGCCTGAAGGTCTTGATTTAATTATTGACCTGTTCTTTAGCTTTAGTGTATGCTTGTTATCCTCAGTTATTCCTGGTTGCAAGAAAGATGGAAGCTCTTCATACATAATCTTAATTCTATCTAACACCTCAGTTGCTTCAGTATCACCTTTAGACAAAATAACGATAGATTGGTGTCGCTCAAATACTGCCAACCATAATGCATAGGCTGCTGCTATGGTTGTACACCCTGCCTGTCTAAACTTTCTTAGAATATTGAAACGATTTGTTTGAAGTTCTCCAACAATTCTTTCTTGAAATGGGTATAATTTAAAGGGGACTAATCCTCTAACAGGGTGTGTTACACGCACATACTTAGACATAAAATGTGTAGGGTCTTCCTTACAGCGTTTAAATTCTTCTAAAACATCAGCTTCCATGAAAATTCATTCCTTAACTTGTACTAGAGGTGGAGAGATGTCAGAAACGACATCTAATCTATTAGAGTATTTTAAAAGATGCGATATTCAATCAAAACTTCTCGTAGACGAAAAATCAATATTCGACGCATATGAAAACGGCATAGATAAACTACAAGCCGATCCAAATGATATTGTAATTCTTTGTCATGATGATATAAAAATACTCACCGATCCTATAGTATTTACCTCACTACTAAAAGAAAAGTTATCAAAACCTAATGTTGGTTTTGTTGGAGTAGCAGGAACAAAAATATTAAGCAGAGACGCTGTTTGGTGGGATAAAGATCTTTGGGAGAGAGGATTTCACAGCGGATATGTCTTACATGGGTCAGATGCTACAAAAGCTGATGATACGCACTTTGGGAAGTTAGGGAAAGTAGCTGTTTTAGATGGTCTATTCTTGGCTGCAACTAAAAAGACATTAAGATCTATTCAAATGACCAAACCTAAATTTTTTGAAGGAGAATGGGACTTCTATGATATTTTCTACACTACACAGACATTTCTAAAGAAAAAAGAAAACCATACACTCCCTATTCAGATAATGCATGAGTCTAAAGGTGAGTTAGCAGGTAGAGACTCCTGGCACAAAAACAGAGAAGCGTATATTAAGATCTTTAGGCAACAACTACCGCTCAGGGCTTGATTTCTTTGGTGAAGTCTCCATTGCTCTACCTTTTGTAATCATTTCCATTGTTTTACGTCTTAATGCTTCAATCTCTGGTGTTCTAGTGCCTTTATGCGCTTTTATTTTTGCAACATTAGCAGAAATACGCTGTTGAATAGTCTCACGCTTATCTGCTTCTAATACAAGTGTCTTTAATTCGTTTATCCAGTTCATGCTACCAGTATATAGTAAAAAAGCCGACCAAATGTAACTTTGATCGACTTTTTTTTACTAAGGAGCAAAAAGTTACATTAGTTCAACCAGTTCTGCCTCCTTTGCTCTAGGGATGACGATGGATAAAAGCCCATCAACAAACTCAGTCTTAGCTTTCTTTAGATTGAAAGCCTCGTCAATATTCAGCGAAAAGTCCACATCTTTTTTGCTGATTCCGTGATGCACGAATTTGACACCCTGTTCAACCACACCTTTTGCGGTGATTCGCAGGACGTTTTTACTGGCTTTTACGCTGATATTTTCCTTTGCGTAGCCAGCAAGTGCAAACCGTAACGAAAGTTTGTTACAGTCATCATCTACCCAGCAATCAGAGTGCGGGTAATTTGGAAGAGAAGCTAATTGCTTTTTAGGTTCGATCACCATACGGTGCCAATCTCGAAGGACTAGATCGAGGTCATTCCAAATATAATCAAAATTAGTCCAATAGAAGTTTCCCATTGTTTTTCTCCTTTCTTTCGACAAGGGGGTAAAGAGTCCCTTACGGCAACTCTCTTTCTATTATAGATAGGGTATTTAAACAAAAAACTCCCCCTAAAACACAGGAATTAGGGGGAGCAAGCGAAGTTCCAACACGAAAAGCGTAAACACTTCGGAGTTGGTCTATTTATTCAGTCTTCCAGGCCCAGTAACTTTAAGACCTGCTATTCTTTTAGGCATAGAGGGAGTTTCAGGTTTCTTAGGCACAAAGTCTCCCTGATCCAGCATCCCTTTTTTAAATTTACTTTTCGCACCTGATAAGAAACCGCCTCTTTTGCCAACTTTTTTGTAAATCCTCATCATTTGTTTTACTTTCTTTTGTCGGTGTTCTTGACTAAACTTTGGGTCACCCACCCTTTCATCGTCTTTTGCCTCTCCCTTTTCAATTTTTGCGTTCTTAATATTGGTTAAGGATCTTCCAACAACTTGCCCTAGTCTGTGAGGATCTTCACCCACTTCATTTAGATTACCTACTTCTAAAATACGATCTTGTATTCTCATTTTTTAGTTCCACCTGAGCGGTCAATGTTTGTAGCAAGTTTCTTAGCTCCACCACCACGCAAAGCTTTACCTGCTAAGATTTTATTTTGTAACGCTTTAGGCAAGTGAGCAAAAGGGTCGCCTCGTTTAACAACAGGCTTAGTTTTTTCTTTTGAATAATCATAAACTGATTCTAGCATACTTTCGTAAATTCTATTTTGCCAATTCATAATCAACCCTCTCGACCCATGGAGTCTGTTCCTTTAGGCTTAGGCTGGTACTTAGGGTCATTTCTCGAACTCTTTTTCTCGGCTTTCCCTGCGATTTTTTCAAATTTACGCTCAACCGATTGAGCGCGTGTCTCTCTTCTACCACCACTATAAACAGTTCTTTTGGGAACAGTTCCTTTCAAGCTTCGTTCATATCGACCACCACCTAGTTCAGCAGGTACTTCTCCTGGGCTCGTATATACCTTTTTTTCTCCCGCTTCACCGTGCTTCTTTATAGCTCGTTGGGTTAACTTCCCTTTAACTCTTTTTATTTGAGCGTCAGTCTTTTGAGCACTCGCCGCCGCCAGTTTTGGGTCTTGTGGACTGTTGAGACTACCTCCCGTTGTGGGAACTTGCTGAGGTCTTGTATACCTAGCCTTCCCAGCAGCTTGTGCTGCTTTTTTTAAAGTTACCTCTGTTAAACTCTCGTAAATTCTATTTTGCCAATTCATTTTTTAATATCTCTTTTGCTAGTTCAACAGCTTGTTTTGGGTACTCTTCATAGAGAACCTCTGCTGCTATTTTTGGGCTTGCTTTAAAAGTACAAGCTAAAGTGTGGACATAAGTATTATCCTTAGGAACATGCTTACTTGTCATTTCAATGTTGTTTTCTTTTCTGTTCCATCAGGCATCTTAGTAACAATCACAGTCTGCCCTTTTTTGTTTTTATGGGTTGTTGTTACTTTGCCTCTACCACCGTGAGGTTTCAGTCCTCTTTGTCGGCCTCTTACAGTGCCAACTAATTCCCTTTTCCCATCTGCGGTGAGTTCTTCTGTCAAACTATTGTATATTCTGTCTTTCCAATTCATATTAATTTTTTCCCGTGTTTTCGTTTGGTCTCTCGAACAAACAATCTTTTTACCTGCCGTTTAAACACAGCAAGCTTCTCATTATATCTAGGGTCTTTATTTCTGTACCCCTTGTTCTTTTTGTTCAATTATTGAGGGGTAACAGGTGTTTGAGGGGCGGCAACCTCTACGGGAGCGGTAACCTCTACAGGTGAAGCATTTTGAAGAATTTCAACAAGCCATTTTCCACCTTGAACACAACCATAACCAATACCAAATGCAATAGCTCCTAAAACTACTACTTCAGCTAAACTCATTTTATACACTGAGAAAGGTGTCCTCAATCTGTCCTTAAATAATAGTGCCCATAGTGGGTTCATTTCATTAATCCTCGTTTTCTTGCTTCATCATGAAGCTCTTCTTCTTGTCTGTCGCCATTCTCAACAATTCCCTTAAGAATAGTTGATAAATTTGTCACAACAAGCGTGATCAAACCTGCAACAACAGCAATACTGGTTTCGGGAACGAATTGTATACTAAAAATGAAGGTACATACTAAGAAAGTTAGGTAAAAACCAGCAAATTTTGCAAGGTGTTTAGACGCAGTTTCTTTTGCACTTTCACGAATTAGTAATTCACGGAATTTAGCATCAGATTCCGCATTCATTTTGTCTACTTCAACTCTACCTTCAGCTTCTTTAAGCTTTAAAGCAGAGTTTACATCAATATATCCTTTATCATTAATCATTGGTTTATCGGTCATTATTAATCTCCTGTTCCCCCCTTTTCTATTTAGGGAGAACCCCCGAGTAACGCCCGTTCTTTTTATTCCTTACACTAAGGAGGTTCTAAAACCTACTTTCCTCAGCCTTTCTCTTTTTTCTTTGCTTGTGCCTTGTTCGAAGCAGAAGCCCCTTTCTTTCCCTTGTCTCTTGTTGCCTGATCTGGTTCCGTAAATCTAGGATCCTTTTGGATTCTCTCCATATGACCCTTCATTCTTTTCTCATGTCCTGGAAACCCGTGAGAAGGTTTTGCTTGTCCACCTAGCATTTCAGCTAGTCTACCGTATCCCTGCATATTGATCTCAGTGCTTGCTGCTATTTTTACTCTAGCCTTTACAGGCTTACCGTCTGCTCCAGGAACTTTGTGAGTATACAGGTTTTTTGTAAATTTAGCTTGTGTTCCTTGTTGAGAGAGTTGGCTTCTTCGACTATTACTAAGATCACGACCCAATTCTCGGTCAGCTTTCGCATCGGATCGCTCCACGCTACTAATAGCATCTCTATCTTTAATTCTCTGCTTTGCAGCACTGACCTTACGAGAATGAATCTCTGTTTTTGCTGCGTCTGGAGCTTTTAACCCCAATAGACCTCTACGTCCAGGAGCTTTTGAGTGCTTAATCTCAATGTCCTTAGCTTGAGCAGCCGAGATTTCGTTTAGTATTCTATTGTATGAGTTCATTTCAGTTTTTGCCTCCGTTAGGAGGCCGCGAATTTTTTCGTATACACTCATTTTCCTCTCCTTTGTCTTAATGTACCAGATGTAAACTTTTTAGTTTGTTGATCAGCGTCTCTTTTTTCTGATTGTTGCTTATCATAAGCCATACGATCTCTCATACGAATCTTACCAGAGTAATTAGATGTTGCAGGTAGGGCACCTTTACTTACACGACCTTGATCCTTTAGTGGAAGTTTTTTTCTTCTCTCACTTCTCTCAGACGCAGCCTGTGTCTTCTTAGAAGCTCTAGTTTCTGTTACTGATTTTTGCCTTCTGATTGCAATTTTCTTTGCTACTTTCTTTGAAAGTTTTTTCGCACCCTTCTTATCACCTTGAGCTTTAGCGTACATTGCAGCATCAATTGTTCCAGCCTCAGTTGATGTAATATCATCATCTCTAGAAGCCTGTCTTAGAAATTTTCTTCTAAAACCTGTTCCTTCGTTCTGAATTGTGGATTTGCCTCTAGCTTTTCTTCCTCGTCTCATCATTGCAGGAAATTTCTTAGGAAGTGTGTTGATTAGATCCTCACCCTTATTACCTTTACCTGTCTTCTTAGCTTTTGTGGCTCCTTTACGGAATGCTCTGGTAGCTCCGCTCATTACATTTTCTTTAGATTTGAGAATGTAATCTAGTTGTGGGTTAGACCTGTTTGCTTCTGTTATTAAAGTATAAATTCTATCGTATGTGTTCATATAGTTATATAGGAGTCCCAACAAATTAGGAGTCCCAAAATAGGGGTCCCAATTAAAAAAAAGTAGGAGTCCCTAAAAATTTTTAGGAGTCCCTTAACAAAATTATGATGTACCATGTAAGGGTGGGGGCGATATGGGGACTCCTAACTCTATGGGGTTTTCTCCGCCAAACATCTGGGAATAAAGCACTTAGGACCATAGGAAGACCCAAAGTTATCCTAATTAGGCATAAAGAGTTCTTGATATATGGTCGATAATATAGTATAATGGAAAACATGAAAGACACATTGACGATTCTCCTCTCTACTCTCTTGGGTTATGCCCTCTGGCTCCTTCTGGCTATGGTGGTCCTAGGTGGTGCAGTACGCGCAGACACACCCACCCAAGCCATACACGCTAAGGATGGCAAGGCGTGTGCTGCTATGTTCGATGATGCTATCAAGGTCAACATACGCCCCGAGTGTGTGCGTGAGCTTGCACCCATAGTAGCAGCCATACGCTACGCAGAGAATGGAAAGACCTATCAGTATGGTATCATTCACAAGCGATGCCCCAAGGGCTATAGGCCCCAAGCTGGGTGGTGTGCTGCTACTGTTCAGAAGAACTGGGACAGGTGGCATAAGGCAGGGGCTAAGGGTGAGTTCATCACATACCTTGGGGGTATCTACTGCCCCGTTGGAGCTAAGAACGACCCCACAGGGCTCAATAAGCACTGGATAAAAAATGTCACAAAATTCCAGAAAAGGTTTGCATACCCCACCAAGTAGTGGTATAATACGCACATGAAAGATTTAGAACTGATGGGCGATGCCCTAGAAGAGGTTACGGAAGCACAGGTCTTTGAAGCAATGCGCGTCCTCGACGCAATGGCTGATGAGTCAGAGCTTGGAGACGCAGACATCGAAGCATGGGCCACATGGTGGCTCGAAAAGGAGAACGCATAAATGAAACTACTCACAGACGCAATCAAGAAAGCTCTTCCCCCTCTCTACTCATCCGAAGATACTCCCCTTGAGGAGAAGCAGGTGGTGGTGAGATTCTTCAATCCTCTAGGCTCTGAGTCTTGGGAGATCTATGAGGGCTCCTATCAGGAGGGCATGGATACATGGCTCTTCTTTGGTATGTGTGATCTTGCCATGGGCTCACCTGAGCTTGGCTATGTGACACTTGCAGAGCTTGAGTCTGTCAAGCTTCCTATGGGTATGGGTATCGAACGTGATATCTGCTCTGGGAAGCAGGAATACCATCCTGAGTGGGCTGCTATGGAGGCATAGCATCTAGGGGGAGAGGGGGCCTCAGGTTGGGCTTCTAACCTTTCATCAATCCTCTCCCCTTCCACCTTTGGGAACCTATCTGCTCCTGGTTTGGTCACGCCAGTATTCGGTAGGACATCCCATTTTGGGGCGGGGCGCTGCGCCCTAAGTAGTGATGAGCTAACAACTTACGCCAGAAAAAAAGTAGGAATGAGTGCTTGCTTATGGCCTGATCCGTGATATAATAGGGCCATGAAAGACATATTCAAAGTCCACCCTCTCGCATCCTTCCCCTCAGTCATGTTCTACCTATGTGATCTGTGTGGGACGAAAAACCCCAAGTCTCACCTTGCAGACGATGCACCTCGCACTAGCATCCTGTGCCAACCTTGCTGGGACAGAGTTCAAAAAGATTCTAAATAGTTCTTGCAAACCCCTTCCCCTTATGGTATAATACCGACATGGAAAACAACAAACGAACTCGGAGGACACCCGAGCAACTGATCGCAGATGCTCAGTCCCGCTTGGACAAGCTCCAAGCCAAAGCTGCTGAATCCGAGGCAGCATCAAACCCGCTTCTCGCGCCTCTCCTAGATGAGATCAAGGACGTAGAGAAGGCTGAACTCATGGCCCGTAAAGGATTCTCTAAGGGTCCCCAAAACTTCGATGAGCGCATTGCCAAGGCTCAGGATCGGATCAACAAGATCCAGACTCAGAAGTTCGAGGCTGAGGTTCTCATCTCAGAGGCTAAGGCTCGCAAGGACAAGCTCCGTGCTTCTCTTGCTGCCCTCACTAGCTCCATTGCCAATGGCGAGGATATCACCGATGGTGATGTTTTTCTCGCACTTGAGGCTTGACATTAACGAGGGGCCATGTTATAATGGTCCCTCATCACTACTCCCCCTTACAAAAGGAAACCTATGCTTAATAGCATCACAAACATCGTGCGTTCAAACCAGAACGCGGTCATGGTCCGAGTCGGCAGCAGCAACTCTGCGGTCTACACTATCTTCGATCTCAAGGCTGGCATGAACAGCTTCACGGGATCTCTTGCGGGAGCCAAGTCTGCTTGGAATCGCAAGTACAAGAACTCACGGCAATTCGTTGCCAAGGGTAACCACCGTTACCTAACTGCCTAGGAGTAGGCACTCGTCTGAGCGAGTATAAATAGACATTAGGCTCAGAGCGCCTCTTTGGATGAGATCTCATCCTTGGAGGGTTGGAAATTCGGAGAGGCTTCTGCAACATGCAAACGCAGAAGTAGGTCGCATAATAAGAGTTTTGTTGCTCTCTAGTGCAGACAGGCCAGAACCCAGAGCGGAATCCCGTGAGGTATGGTCAAGGCAGTAGCCGTTTGTCGTTGGCGATAACGAACCAGTAACATGGAGTCATGCAGGTAATAAAGTAAGTCCTGTCCTCTTCTCTCCGTCTTTCCTCTCTACATGGGTGGGGAGGCAGTAAGTGCCTACGCTTGGTGCTTGTTCTCCTCACCTTTTCTCTCTTTTGTGCTTGCAAAATCCAGGGCGCGGCGGCGCGAAAGGCCATAAGTATTGAATCTACAAGCACTTACAACAACACATAACACTAGGAACACCCAATGTTTATAGTCCCCAACCCTTGTATTTCTCAGAACCTATGGTATAATGGGGGCATGAAAGATAGAAATAACAACCGTGCAGAGGTCAGACTAGACCCTGCTTCCACTCCCTCT